CTATTGCCCGATCTCAAGATTGAACAGTGGCCGCTTGATCGGCTGACAGAATACGCCCGCAATCCGCGCAAAAACGATCCACAGATCGATCGCATGGTGGGCGCGCTGAAAGAGTTTGGCTTTAGTGTTCCAATCCTGGTCAAGGCTGATGGCGAAGTTATTGACGGCCATTTGCGCTTGAAGGCGGCTCGCAAACTCCAGATGGATAAAGCGCCTGTCATTGTGGTGGATCATTGGTCGGATGCCCAGATCAAGGCGTTTCGCATTCTATCGCGCCAATCCGCCTTGTGGTCGGAATGGGACGATGATCTCCTGTTGCTGGAACTGGAGGATTTGAAAGACGACGGATTTAATCTGGCGCTGACTGGATTTGATGATTCGGAACTCGCCAAGATTCTAAAAGAGACGGACGACGATGACGCTGGCGATGACGAGGATGATGAGAATACATTGCCTGAACCGCGTCAGTCGATCGCCAGGATGGGCGACCTCTGGACGATGGGCGATCAACGCCTGTTGTGTGGCGACTCAACGGATCAGAACAGCTATGTCAAAGTCATGGGCGATGAACAGGCTGGATGCTGTTTTACCAGTCCACCGTACAACCAGAAACGCGATTATTCCACTGGTGGAATTGGCGACTGGATGACGCTAATGACTGGTGTTTTTGGCGCATTGTCGCCACACATGTCGTCCGATGGCCAGATTCTTGTGAATCTTGGGCTGGATTACCAGAACTCTGAATGGAATCCATATTGGAATCCGTGGTTGGACGCCATGCGCACAATGGGTTGGCGCCGTTTTGGATTGTATGTATGGGATCAGATGACCGGTTTGCCTGGAGGATGGAATGGACGACTATCGCCAAGTTTCGAGTTCATCTTCCATTTCAACCAGCAGGCACGGGAAATCAATAAAACAATTCCATGTATTCATGCTGGCGAACTTAGTCATCATCGGATGCGTAATAAAGACGGAAACTTGCAAAAGAAATCGACTTCGCCAATCAATGGCTTCAAGATTCCTGACAACGTATTGCGTGTATTGCGCCAAGCTGGTTCTATAGGCGAATGTGGTAGTCATCCAGCCGTATTTCCAATCAAACTGGCCGAGACAGTACTGGCAGCGTTTTCCGATCCTGGCATGGTCTGTCTTGAACCATTCTCTGGATCTGGAACAAGTCTGATTGCCGCACAGAATCTTGGTCGGCAGATGCGCGGGATTGAACTATCGCCCGGCTATGTGGACATCGCCTTGCTCCGCTTTGCGGAATGCACTGGGTTGGACCCCGTGCGTCACGATGGCGCGCTACTCAGCGACCTGATGCTGTCCGAGTAATTAATCCTTATAGGATTATATTCTATTGAAACGCGCTGACAGACTGGCATTAATGGATGGGCTGGATCAAGTGCTGGCGAAGGAGGATGGATCGCCAGAGTGGTTGTCGGTGCGTGATTTATCGACCAAGGATGAATTAGGCCCGAATGGCGAAATTGTGATGATTCCGCGTCGTGGAAAAGAGCCGGTTGTGATTGATTTGGAAAAGGTCGCTGGCTTTGCGGCGTGTGGTTTAACGCTGAGCCAGATTTGCGATTACTTTGGAGTTCATTTAAACACGTTTGATAGGTATCGCAACAAGTTTGATGCGTTGGATGCTGCGGTAGCGCAAGGCCGTGCTCGCGGAATCGCCAGAGTGGCGGCAAAGAACATGGAACTGATTAACAATGGCAATCTGATTGCCGGCATCTTCTATCTCAAGTCGGTTGGGAAATGGCGGGATCAGGACAGTCCAAGAGATGCCAATGTCAATCAGGCCAATGTCAAGGTTGAACTGTATCTACCGAACAATAATCGCTAATGGATACTGCACAAGAAGAAGTTAAAGTTTTTAAACCGCAGCCTAAACAGGAATTGTTTTTAGGGAGTAAGGCTGACGTTGTAATTTATGGCGGAGCAGCTGGAAGTGGGAAAGCCAGCAGAATCAATGAGTTAGCTCCAACTCCTTCTGGGTGGAAACAACTTGGTGATATTCAGGATGGTGATCAACTATTTGATGAAAACGGCGCGATCTGTACCGTAATTAAAGCCCACGATTCATTTGTTCCTGAACGGTGTTATCAACTGATCTTTGACGACGGTTCGACGATTGACTGTTGTGCTGATCATTTGTGGTTGACCTATACCGCAAAAGATTTAGCAAAAATCACCCGTCGCGATCCTGACTGGCAAGCACGGCGTCGCGCCAAACGTCCGTCACGAGTCGCCGGCAATAAGTCCGAATTGTTTACCCAGCGTTTGCGTGAACGTAATGCTAAACGGGCTATTGAGAAACGCAGCGAACTACTATCGGCACCAACCGGCTCCGTCAAGACCACACAGGAAATTGCCGACACTCTGACTGTCCGCAACGGTAGTCGCGCCAATCATGCAATTCCAGTCTGTAAAGCATGGAAGTTGCCGGAAGTGTATTTGCAAATTCCGCCTTATACATTGGGTGCATGGTTAGGCGATGGAAATACCAATGGACAAGGATTCACTGGCGCTGATCTAGAAATCATTAACGAGATTCGCAAAGACGGGTTTATCGTTAATAAGCGTAAATACAGATATTCATGGGGAATTATTGGTTTAAATCGTTTACTGAAAGTTTATGGTTTTGTTGGCCACAAACACATTCCGTCAATCTATCTGCGCGCAAGCTTTGAACAGCGTTTGTCGTTGCTGCAAGGCTTGATGGACACCGATGGCCATGCCACCAAATCCGGTTCCACCTGCGAATATACCACTACCTTGCGCGAACTGGCGGATAACGTCTTTGAACTGGCGATCTCGCTTGGACTGAAAGCGACGTTGCGCGAGAAACGCGCCAAATTGAAAGGCCAAGATTACGGTCCATGCTACACCATTGCGTTCTCTACTGATTTGCCGGTCTTTCGTCTGCCTCGCAAGTTGGAACGCTTGCAACGGCGTACACAGCGTCCTGTTAATCAGTTCCGCTATATCGTCGGTTGTGAACCGATTGATCCGGTGCCCATGCGCTGCCTCACCGTAGACAGTCCATCACGACTTTATCTGGTCGGAAAAACCGGCATTCCTACCCACAACACGTTCGCCTTATTGCTAGAGCCGTTACGCCACATCAATAACCCTGAATTTGGCGGAATCATCTTTCGCCGCGAGGCCAAGATGATCACTATGGAAGGTGGTCTCCGCGACGAGGCGATGAAAATTTATCCATACTTTGGCGGCGAATATCGCAGTCAGCCACGAGTTTATTTTAAGTTTCCGAGTGGATCACGTATTTCATTTGATCATCTGAATCAGGAAGAAGATGTTTACAGTTATCAGGGCGCCCAGATTCCTTTCATTGGCTGGGACGAGTTGGATCATTACACTAAAAAACAATTCATCTACATGATGAGCCGCAACCGCTCGACGTGTGGCATCAACCCCTATATGCGTTGCACGGTTAATGCGAATGCAACATCATGGGTGGCAGAAGTCATCGCCTGGTGGATTGATCAGCGCGATACATTGCCGGATGGATCGCAAAATCCGCATTACGGTTTACCCATTGAAGAACGCAGTGGCGTGATTCGTTATTTCGCCATTGAGGACGAACGCTGGTTGTGGGGCGATACGCCGGAGGAAGTGATTGCGCAAGGCGCTAGTGCCGATCAGATTAAAACACTGACCTTTGTTCCGGCCAAGGTCTGGGACAATCCGGCATTGATCGAGAAAGACCCGGGCTATATCGCCAACCTGAAAGCACAAAGTCGGGTGGAACGCGCCCGTCTTTTGGACGGTAACTGGAAGATCAAGTCATCAGCCGGACTTTATTTCCCACGTTACGACGTGACATTGCTCAACGCCATTCCCACTGACGTCGTCACTTGGGTCCGCGCATGGGACTTGGCTGCCAGCGAGGTCAACCCTGGTTGCGATCCAGACTGGACCGTCGGCGTCAAGGTCGGAAAACGCGCCAATGGCACTTACGTGATTTCCGACGTCGTCCGCACCCGGCGCAAATCGTCCGATGTACGCACCTTGCTCAAGCGGACAGCACTGCAAGACGGGCCAGCCTGCATCATCGATCTACCGCAAGACCCAGGCCAGGCAGGCAAGGCGCAAGTGCAATCGCTGATCGCCATGTTGCAAGGCTACACCGTGCAAACCCATCAATCGACCCGCGCCAATAACCGTCTGCTGCGCGCTGAACCGATCGCCAGCCAATGGCAAGTTGGAAACATCGAAGTGGTTAAGAGTTTCTGGAACAACGAATTTTTTGATGAACTGGATCAGTTCCCTGATCCGAACGTGCATGACGATCAGGTGGACGCGATGGTGTCCGGCGTGATTGCGCTGCTTAACCGATCGGCGCAAGTCGCCGCAAGTATAGCCAAGAGGAACACTTATGGCTGACGCTACCTCTCATGCGCTGGTTGATCCAGCCGCGTCACTCTACCCTCAGGATTTGTCCTCACGGCTCATGGCCTGGGTTGCGCGCACTGACGTTGATGCGGTGTTGGCCAAAGCCGGCGTCAATCGACTGGCGTTGTACACCGTGCGCTCGGACTCCGAAGTGCGCCAGTGTCTGGAGACCCGCGAAGATGCGGTGGCCGCAGTTCCGTGGCGCATCGAGCCGGCCAACGATCCTTTGGCCAAACAGCTGATGGTGGAACTGGCGCCGTGGTGGGATCGCATCATCAGGGGCATTTTCAGCGCCGTCCCCTTTGGTTATTCAGCCGTGCAACTGGCGGTGAATTTGCCGGGAACCACAGCGACGGCGGCTGGATCGCCACCCATCGACAATGGACCAGGCGTTACGCCATTACTCACTGGCGCTCTGGAACAGCCGTTTGAGGAGTTCAAGATCACCAACTCTGGTGAGTGGCGCTATTTTCCTGCGACTGGTGCTGGTGGCGCAGAAGGATTATCGGTCAGTCCTCTGGACACCATCATCACCGTGCGTCGACCCACCGGACGCTACCCCTATGGCGACGCCCTGCTCTCCAGCCTGTACTGGCCGGTATTTTTTAAACGGGAGGGATTGACGGCCTGGTTGAAGTTCGTTGAGCGGTTTGGCACACCGATTCTGCTGGGTAAGGTTTTCAATCCTACCGGCTTTGTTGAGACGATGAACGCCTCCGGTTTTGAAACAGCGTTTGGCGTGAGTACCGAAGAAGATGTTCAGGCGCTGATGGCCAGTCATGGCGGCGAATTGGAACGAATGCAGGAACAACTGATTCGCGTCATCCAGCGTGTCATCCTTGGGCAGACCTTGACATCCGATGTGGGTGGTTCTGGAAGTTACGCCGCTGCCAAGGTGCATGATCTGGTGAGGGCCGATAAGCGCAACGCTGACGTTCGGCTGATTAAAAGCAGTCTCCAGGCGTGGATCAATCGCATCGTCATAGCGCTCAATCATGCCACTCCATTGCTGTTGGTCATGGCTGACGACACCGGACTGGAGGCGGATCGCGCTGCTCGCGACGGTCTGTTGTTGCCATTATTGACCGCATCCGGCTTTTGTCTTAGCAAGGACTATTTCACCGATCGCTACGATCTGCGAGCGACTGACCTGGATGATGCCATCGAGAAGGCGCCAGTCAATATCGTGGGCGTGCCAAACGCTGGCGATCCTGGAATGAATCCGCCAGAAAAACCTGTGCCATCAATGCCTGATCCGCCACCCAATGAGTCAGATCATGTCAGGAATTAAGATTGGCGTCGATGTTCGTCAGCAGGAATGGAATGATGTTTATCAGCAGATCGCTCGGCTGGTCATTAACTACCGATTTTCTGTCTATAATTCACTGCGCAAGATCGCGGCGGTATTGCTGCACTTCATTCACAGCCGGTTTGATCTGGAAGCTGATCTGAACGGCAAGCATTGGACGCCATTACGGCCAGCCACAATCAGGAAGAAAGGCCATGACCAAATACTGTATCAGAGTGGCAAGCTGATCGATTCCATTTCAGCCCACATTGACGAGGCTGAACGCAAAATTTCTCTGGTGACGGACTGCAACTACGCCACGACTCAGCAATTTGGAATGAAGCGTGGTGCGTATGGCGTAGCTAGAAATGGTGCGCCGATCCCTTGGGGGAATGTTCCTCCACGGCCATTTATGGGACTGTCAGTAACCGCTGTCGAGGAAGCGCGAGTCGCGTTGCATAATGAAATACTGAAAGCCATGAAAAGGAAAATGCGTTGATCTTTAACTTAGGCGATTCCGTAGTAAAGGTTGGCGGCGATTACACCTTCGCCGGCATTGTCGTTGCTGCCTTTCACAAACTCTCCGGCGTTGAGCGTTTCGTGGTCGAGGATGACCGTGGCGTGCTGCACGTCTATTCAGCCAATGTGTTGCGTCATGCTGATGCTGTTTAAAGAAGACTCACGATTGACTATCACGTTGCGCGATGGCGTTCTGGCCTGGGTGCGACTCAGTCACGGTCGTATTACTGACGCATCGCCATCACTGACTTACACCAGTGGCTGGACTCTCAAGAAATTGCGCGACACTGCTCGTCGCCAAGGCTGGTCAATCCATGAGCAAGTTTGAACCTGACATCATTGACCGCGTCAAGGAACTGCTTGGCGGAAAGCTGCCTGACCATGAAGTTGAGCATCTGGTCGATACGGTTCGCATCGAATATGGTGGTGATCGGGTATATATTCGTCAGGATCGGAGCGTTCGGATTCGCCGGGCCATTCAGCAGGGCATGAGCGTGCCAGAAATTCGCCGACGGTTTCAGATCGGCTACGGCGCCGTCGCCCATCACCGGCAAATGCTGGCTAGTGATAGTGCCAATCAGGCTTGACAAGTACGAATCGCACTGATAGAATTGCCATCGACTATTCATGGGGCACCTTACCCCGTCTCTGACTTTAGCGGAGTTGAGACGGGGATTTTTTTGTCCAAAATTTAATGACTTATAAATTGATGGATCGCATGACACACTGAAAACCTATCCGTTTTTGGGATGTTGTCATGCAGCGCATTGAGTTCGCCCCACAATGGTCCGATCTTGAATCGGACAAGCCGCAATTCCATGGCGTCGCTTACAGCGGCGGACTGATCCCATCCTTCGGCCAGCATGGTGATTCAGCCATTGATTTGGCCGGCTTTGATGAAGCGCAGGTCATCACGCTCGCTAATCATTCCAGTGACGTCAAGGACATCGTTGGCACTTGTAAGATTTGGCGTTCTGACGATCAGCAACTGCTGATCCAAGGGGAGCTGACCAAGGCCACTGAATCGGGTCGATCCATCGCCGCACTGCTGGCTGACGGCATTGTCATCCCCATGAGCGTGGGCATCATCGCCAATCCAGAAGTCGGTCGCAAGGGCCGCATGGCGGTGGTCAATCAGCGCGAACTCCATCCCAAAACCATCTTTCGTTCGCCGCGCTTTCGCGAGGTGAGCTTTGTCCCTGTGGGTGCCGATCCACAGGCTTACGGCGTCCAGTGTGCGGCGTCCGAGGAGAAGTCCATGAGTGATGAACTCGAAACCCTCTTGGCGGACGCCAAGACCAAACTCGCTGCTGCGGAACAGCGGGCGATCGCTGCCGAGGCCAAAGTCTCGGATTTGGAGAAATCCATTTCCAGTCTACGGGCAGGCTTACGAAAGACTGCGGTGGAGGAACTACATGCCCAGCTCAATAAGCCGGTGACGGAGACCGCACTGGCCATGTACCAGTCCTTGACCGACGAACAGTTTAGCGCCATTCGTACTGAATTGCTCTCGTTCAAGTCTGCGAAGGCGGAAACGCCAGTTCAGGCTACTCCACAGACCTTCGCTGATCCATTGCAGGCACAAGCTGCGGCTCGTCCGCAGACGCCGGCTACCGCGTCTATGGCCACTCTGTTTGAGATGGCCTACAACAAGCAGGTATTCTGAAATGACCACGCTCACCGAAGGTAATCATGGGCGCGATTTCCTGGTCAGCTACGCTGGCCAGCGCTGCTTTGAAGAAATCACCATCGCCTCTGGCGAAAATCTGGATCAGGGCGCAGTGCTCGGTCAGTTGACCAAACGCCAGGCTGCCGCACCAATTCCTACCTGCGTCGGAACCGGCAATGGCCTGATGTCAGCACTGTCGTTTGGCCCGCGGGCTAAAGTTGGCGCTTATGTCGCCACTATCGCCACCACTGCGGCCAATGGAGGGACGTTCACGGTCGTCAATCCTGACGGCGACACCATCGGAACGGCGACGGTCGGCACCGCGTTCGACTCTGACGAAATCCGTTTCACGATTGCGGATGGAACCGCTGATTTTGTCGCCGCTGATAAATTCACAGTCACCCTGACGGCGGGCGGGACTCCAGTATGTGTCGGGACCGGCAATGGCGCAATGTCGGCCATCACGATCGGTCAGGACGCTCAGCTGGGCACCTATCGCGTGGTCTGCGACACCGCCAGTACACACACCGCCACCTTCAAGGTCATCCGGCCCGATGGCGCCGAGATCAAGAACAGCGTCGACGGTCTGTTCGGATACTCCAGTTCTGGCGGAGCCGACAGCTTTGTTAGCCGTGAAGTGAATTTCACCATCACGGACGGCACAACTGACATCGTCGTTGGCGACTACTTCAACATCGTGGTTGCCACTGGCACCGGCCAATACAAGGCGTGGAGCTCGACTGCCACCGATGGCACACAGGATGTTGCTGGCGTGTTGCTGGAAGCGACGAATGCTACAAGTGCATCGGTAGACACCGTCGGCCTGATGCGCGATGCCGAAGTCAACGCCAGCGAGCTGACCTGGCGATCTGGATACACCGCCGGCCAAAAGGCGCGTGGCATCGCTGGTCTGGCCAAGCTGGGCATCATCGCCCGCACTGCCGACGACGCTTGAGGATTGAATCATGGCTATTTTAACGGATGTTTTTAACAGCAATGGGTTCGGCACCATCGAACTCACTCAGGGACTGTACAAGCAGCCCTACAAGCCGCAGATGTTGGGCAGCATGGGCTTGTTCACCCCACGCGGCATTACTCAGCGCTCGTTCGCCATTGAGGAATTGTCCGGCACACTAAGTTTGATTCAGACCAGCCCGCATGGCGCCCCGCCAGTGGAGGCGACTCACCAGAAACGTACGCTCAAGTCGTTCAGTACGGTGCATCTGGCCAAGGGCGACACCATCAACGCCAGCGAAGTGATCGGTGTGCGCGGCTTTGGCGTCAACGATCTGGTCACGATTCAGGGACTGATCAACGATCGCCAGCGTAACCTGATGGACAGCATGGAGCTGACCTTTGAGAACATGCGGCTGGGTGCGGTCCAGGGCATCGTCACCGATGCTGACGCCAGCACGCTGTATAACTGGTTCACAGAGTTTGGCATTTCGCAGGACTCCGAGATCGACTTCGATCTGGACAATGCGGCCCCGACCAGTGGCGCGGTGCGCAAGTGTTGCGCGCAAGTGGTGCGCCAGACCTTGGTAGCTTCTCAGGGCATGTGGGGTCCTGGCGCTCGCATCGTTGCTCTGTGCGGCGATACGTTCTATGACCAGTTGGTCAATCACGCCGAAGTGCGCACAACCTACCTGAACTATCAGGCTGCCGCAGCGCTGCGCGAACCGTATGCGTGGGACACCTTCAATTACGGTGGCATTCAGTTCATCAACTACCGCGGTTGCGACGATGGTTCCAGTGTGTGCATCGATACCCTGAAAGCCAAGTTCTTCCCAGTGGGCGTTCCTGGCTTATTCCAGGTCATCTTCTCGCCGCTGGAGAACGAAACCTTCGTCAACACCCCTGGTATCCCGTACTACGCGGTCTCCGTTCCAGATCGCGATCGGGCCATGTGGACCCGCATCGAGCTGTATTCGATGCCGTGCTTCATGTGTACTCGGCCCAAGATGTTGCAGAAAGCCAAGAACACCTAGCGCCTTGCGCTAATCCCGAACGGACTATTGTAGCCGCAAGGATGCGGCTTACATTCAGGAGTCTCGTCATGGCCAAAGCCAAGAGCAAAGCGAAAGCGAAGCCCGTCATGAAGCCAAAGGGCGACAAGAAAGGATCGCGCCAATGTTAGTGGAAGGCGGCTGGCGAGAAATTCCAGTTACCGCAAGTTATGCGGTGGAAGTCGGAACGCCAGTTGAGCACGTCATGGTGTCATCGGCGCCAACGTCTGTCATTTTGACGCCAGGCGCCGGTTCAGTGCTGGTGCAATACAAAGGGTCAGTGAATGGCACTTATCGCGCCGTGCCATTAGGGGTTACTGGATCATTCTCAGCGAATGCGTCATTCAAGATTTCAGGGCCCATTTATGGCCTGAAATTTACGGCGTCTGGCGCAACGGTGACTGTGGAGATCGTGCAATGAGTGCTAATGACGCGGTGGAGTTTAGTCAATGAGCCTGTTTAATCCGCTGTGGATACCAGCAGTACAGCCCCCCATTGACGCACTGTCTGATAGAGATGAGCTGATCGTTTACGACGCCAGCTCGGGCGTTGAAAGTAAGGCGACTTTGCAGCAGGTGGCGAATTACATCC